GAACTGTATACGCGTTATTTCCCAATAATGATGAAACTACGCTATCAATATCTGAACGTGAAAGCTCTGTCGGGGTGTCACCATTTGTACCACCAACACAGTTTACAAAACTTGCAGTACCAGCAAGCATGTCACGAGTCAACTGATCTTCAGTTTGACGCAATGAAACACCTAGACGAGCTGCGCATTCGTTTAATACCATTTCTATTACTTTTATGACCTTACAAAACTTCTTAGTGAAGTAAGGCGGGCAAACCTCTTCGGATTCACCTCACGAATTTCATTTATAGTTCGTGTTTAGACTGTCGCACACTCTTTCGAGTCCCTCTCACTCAGTCGTTCACGGTGCTCGTTAAAGCTTCCGCCTTGTCACCCCGTCGGGCTTCCAAGTCAATCAGAGAGGGTTTATAGACCCCATATTTATTTAAACTTACAATTTTTTTATAATATTCATCTCTCCATTGATTTTCTTCATAAGAAATAATTCTATTTCCGCTTAACGTTTTAACATTAATGCAATAATCAAACAATAAAGTTGCTTGTTCTTTTTTTAGAATCAGAAATGGAATTATTCTTTTTAAAAATTCAATAGCAGATTTTTTTGAAGTAATACTAAATCTATAACAGAAACCATTTTTAGTGCCCTTTGCGTTAATAACCATAAGATTAGAACCTATAAAGTTATTTGATATATGATAAATAGCCCTAGAATCATACTGCGACAATAATATACATGGAGTATATACTGGACTTTTACGACTATCGGTAGATCTATTTTCTTTTTTTAATGAAAAAGATCCATCCGTATCCATAATACCCGCAACATATGACCAAAAAACAATATCTTCATTAATACTAGAAGTTCTTTTTAATGATCCATTGGTATCGGGATAGCTATTCATATCTTTTATTTTCAAATACAACTTTTCTCGTTCTAATAAAACATTTTTCTCTAAAGGGTTAGACCCTCTTTTGAACTCATGATTTAAACAGAACAACAGCAAAAGCTCCGCTCTTTCTTTTTTAATTACCAAATAAGGGATAATTGAATCCAAAAACGGAAAGCAAGCGTTTTTCTTTTCTATTTTCCAACTATAAGACACTTTTTTAGAAAGCGCAGAAATTTTAGTTCTTATAAATTTTCTACCACCAAAGCTATCAGTAAAAATATCAATTAAACTTTCTTTCTCATTTGCTAATTGCATCATAGGAAAATATAAAGGAGATCTTGACCCTTTTCTTTTTATCAAAGAAAAACTACCATCTCCATCCATAACGCCTGCACAATATGCTAAAAAGTTTCCGTTATATTTCATAATTACCTCAATGCTTAATATTATTTACAGCATTGTAATTATAGCAAAATTTCAAAGATCTCACAACCAAATTAATTTACTTTAGGGTCTTGGTTCTGTAGCGTCACTTGCTCATTCAAAATTACGTATGTTCCGTAAAATGAAATTGTTGCATCTATCAATCTGTTACTTTCTTAACCTGCTACCGCGGCGGACCAACCTCTTCGGATCAATCTCTTTGCATTACTGCAAAGCTCTGACTATCACATCCATTTTCATGGTCTCTGGGTTTAGTCGATCACGCTGCAATTACGCTTGCGCCTTGTTGTCCCATAAGGAGTTCCAAGTCAATTACCAAAGATTTAATGTGGACATAAAGTTTATCCACAGCAGTTAAATTCTGCGCTGGAGGAGTCAAGCCACCGTTTCCAATAGGAGCCATAGCAGTATTTAAAGGATTATAACGACGCATACGTAGAGTTTTACCACCATTGCGAGGCATAACTTTTAACATTGCCGGTATTTTATGGATCATGTTTGGTACTGGTACGCTCAGCAACTTGAAGCTAAACGATTGTTGAACTGGAGCTGGAAGTGTGCTCGTAGTCGTAATAGACATAGAGTTTCCTTTAGTATTAAGTTAAACTAAGGTACGAAATTGTCAATTTTTATGTTGCAATTTGGTACTGGTTGTCTTATACTTAAGATGGACGAGTTCTCAGTAAGGCTTTTGCGTCCGCGACATTAGAACATGTCAAGATTTGAAGATAAGCGACTTCTTCGATTTGCGCTAAAATCAATATATACAGGATTAGAGATGGAAAACAAGGTATTTGGAAAATTTACGGTTTTAAATTTAATTAAAACTGAAAAGCCTGGAAAGCAATATGAGTGCTTGTGCGAGTGCGGAAATATAAGAATCAAGGCGGGAACAGAATTGCGGGCTGGAAGAGGAAAGCAGTGCGATGAATGCATGTACGCAGAACTATATGATCCAAATCGAGAGATAGGCAAAAAATATGGAAAATGGACCATTATTGAATATGTAGATATGCACCGAAAACTACAGAGATACAAAATAAGATGCGAATGTGGATTTGAAAGTATTAATGTAGCAGCAGATTTAAGAGCGGGGAAATCAAAGCAATGCTCTACTTGTCATAATAGAGAAAACGCAAGAAACAATACTAAGCACGGACGACATGAAGATCCAGTCTATAAAGTATGGTCGTCTATGATAGCTAGGTGCAATAACCAAAATTCAAATGTATACGATAGATACGGCGGCAGAGGAATAAAAGTATGCGATCGATGGCTTAAATTTGAAAATTTTATAAAAGACATGGGCGAAAGACCTGAAAATATGACCATTGACCGTATCGATAATAATGGAAATTATGAGCCCTCTAATTGCAGATGGGTCTCACACAAAGAAAACTGCAATAACAGATCTAATAAAAAATTAAAAATATAACACTAATAAAATTCAGGGTCCTTACACTCAATAAAGCATAAAGACCCTGAAAAAAGGAGGAAATGATACGTTTTATAAATCTTGCATTTCAAAATGGACAGAATCAACCAGCTTTTTAAAATCACCACCCCACCTATTAGCAGGATGCAGAGATTTCCAATAAGCACCAAACTGAACATACGATTCTTTGTCAGTCAAATATTTACCATCTTTAAACAAATTAAGATCAATAGCCAATCTTTTACAATGAAGACTATCTGCGATTCCTTTTCCTTGCTTTGCATACAGTGCTGCCTGCTCAGGACTTCGATAAGCATCACCAAAAGTAAGCTCAAATCCATTTGCGTACACATAGTCAATTAACGATCCAATGTTTTTTACAAATATTGACTGTTTGGCTCGAAGCATAGTTACACTCTCTTTTTAGCTTCCATCATCTCTTTAAGCAACTGCGCTTGAAGGTCTTTGGTTAACCCATTTGCAAAAGCGTTAGCTCTTGAAAGTGGAGAATCGCCCTGTTGTGGACTGATAGATGCTAATGGTCTTGGCTTTGAAACGTTTGCAACTGCTTTTATTTTTTCTTTTTGTTTCATGATTAGCTCCTGATCTATTTGACCAATACCAAATTTCTTCATTACAGTATACGCAGCTTTAGCTTTAGCATATATATCTTTTGTGTCTTTAAGTGACTGAGCAATCTCTGGATACTCTGCGTTTAAGATCTCAACATTTTCTTTTGAAACAACTTCTTCAAAGTCCGGAAAATGAGCTTTAATTTTAGCTTCAACAGATATTTGAGACGTTTGATTTTTAAATGTTTCAAGCTGTTTTTTAAGCGATTTAATTTCACTGACAACCTTTTTAACATATTTTCCTTCAACCAAAGCATCTTCATCAATAGCAAAATCTTGCTCATCAAACTCTGGCTCTAAAGGTTGCTCAACTTTTTCAGGCTGCTTAGCTCGAGATTGCATTTCAATCATTTGGGCCATTAAAAGATCACGTTCACGCTCAGCTCTTTCTTTTGCTTCACGAACAGCTTTAAATGAGTCCTGAGGTGTTGGCTTAGACGGTAAAACAACTTCTTCAACCGGCTCAGCTTCTTCAACTTGTTCAACCTCTTGTTCAGGCTGCATTTCTTGCATAGCTTGAATAGTATCTTCAGGTAACTGATCAGGGACTTGACCAAAAGGGTATGTTGGCTGTTCTTGAACCGTTGGCTGCATTACCATTTCAGGACCACCAAGCACATATCCCTCAGGTGGCATTTCAATGTTTTTTCTTTTTCCCTGACCTTGCATTGCCGCATATGAACTTTCTTTTAATGTCATTGCCATTCTTCTTTTCCT